ACAAGGTCAATTAAAGCCGATAACCTCATATGGATATGGTGGATACAACATTCGGCTATCAAAGGTCGGTAAAGAACACCGAGACTATATGCACGGCTTCAATGAGTGGTTTGCCGAGCAGGTTTCTCGTTGGATTACTGAAAAGAGACAGCCGGTAACCCTTGCTGAAAAGTTCTTCAAGGGTATCGGCGATCTATGGAAACAAATATACAAAAAGGCCACTGGATACATCAAGCTTGACCCCACTGTTAAGCAGTTCATTGAGGGGCACTGGAGGCCCGACATTGCGAAGCAGCTTGGTGCTAATGCCACCATGGTCAGGAAGGTTGCCCCATCGCCGGAGGTTGAGGCGGATGCTGAAGGGCCGGTAATTAGTAAGCCAAAAAAGACCCCGAAAGGGCAGACGGTAATCGCCGTTGCCCGCAGCGAAGTCATGCCTACCGTTGCCCCCACGGCTCAGGAGTACAAAGAAGAACTTCAGGCACACGCTAATGACACGCCTGTGCCCGGTAGTACTGCACCTCAGTACCCATACAATGTAACTGTTGTGCCCACCACTCAGGCCGACTACGCAGCCCGTGCCGGAGAGATGTCCTATAGCGTTGGCGCTGAGCGTATCGCCAAGGTGCTTGACATTATCGCCAGCATCCCGCTGATCAATCGCCTACTGCCAGCAAGGCTTAAGTCCAACACAAGCAGGGCTGCGACAGAGTTCATCATGCGCTTCGCCGACAAGTTCCTTCCTGTCGGTCAATTCGTGGATGCCATTCGCAAGGCAGGCGGAACTGTGCTTGATGCCTTTGACCCCTATCTCCGAGAGGAGCTTATGTATGGGATCGTCAACGAACGCCTCATTGCCAACGAGGCAAACCTGTACACACCTCTCGTCAAGAAGCTGAAGGAGTCCGGCATCTCCATCGAAGATATGGACATGTACCTCTACGCGCTACACGCTACGGAGCGCAACATCCGCATGACCAACATGGGCAACACAGACCCCGACAAGGGTTCTGGTATGTCGGATCAAGACGCGGCTGATATTATTGCCAGCGTTAGGGCTGACCCGAAGTTCAAGGCCTACGAAGAAGCACGAGCAATGTTCCGCAAGATCATTGACGACACCAACAAGACCCGTGTCGAGGCTGGCCTTATCCCGGTAGACATGCCGATGAAGAAGATCGTGACCGAGGACGGCGTCGAGATTGACGTGGAGCCATATGAGAACTACGCGCCTTTGCGTGGATTTGCAGAAGAAGATGTTGAGGAATCAGCCGACACGTTCGCAAGGACTGGGGTGGGGCTTAACATTCGGGGTCGTGAAGACATCCGAGCGTTGGGCCGCAAGTCTCGGGCGAGCGATATTATCGCTCATGCCATGCTTCAGAATACAGAAGCCGTCATCCGCGCTGAGAAGAACGCTGTCGGCAAGGCACTGTATGATCTGGTCACCAACAACAAGGACGAAGCCAAGAGCCTTGGCGTTGAGGTGATCACGACAAAGCCACTCAAGACATACCTTGGCTCCGGTGGCGTCATCAAGGTTATGGGTGACCCGTTCTACAAGATGAAGTCTAATGTGTTTGTGTTCAAGAAGGATGGCAAGGAAATTGCCATCAAGATTGGCAACGAACAGATGGCCCGCGCCCTCATCTCAAAGCCACTCGGTAGCCCTGACATTTCTCAGAAGCTTGTCCGCACCATGGCAACTATCAACCGTTGGTTCGCCAACATCAACACGGGTTGGAACCCCGAGTTCATGCTCACCAACCTTCCGCGAGACCTCCAGACCGCGCTAATCAACATCGGTCAGTACGACATCAAGGGTATTGAGAAGAAGGTCTTTGCCGATGTCCGCAAGGGCATCAAGGCGTCGTGGCGTGTTATCCGCGATCAGTCAGCCGAAGGTGAGATGGAGGACTGGTTCCGTGACTTCGCAGCCAACGGCGGCATGACGGCTGGCGTTAGCGGCACCCGCTCTCTCGAAGAGCGCATCAAAGTCATCTCAGAACTTGCCAAGGACGACAAGGGGACTAACGCCGAAAGGGCAATGAAGGCGGCAATGGCAATCAAGCAAGTGCTTGAGGATGCCAACGGTGCTGTCGAAAACAGCATCCGCCTGTCTGTCTACAAGAACCTTGTTCAGGCAGGCGTGTCAAAGCCGCGAGCTGCTCAAGCGGCGAAGAACCTGACAGTTAACTTTGACAAGCGTGGTGAGTATGGCTCCGTGCTGAACTCACTGTACCTGTTCTTCAACGCCTCGGTTCAAGGCACACTGTCTATGAGCATGGCCCTTGCTCGCTCCTCCAAGGTCCGCAAGACCGTTGCCAAGATCGTGGTACTTGGTATGATGCAGGACATCATCAACTCCATCATGGCTCCAGAGGGAGAAGATGGCGAGAGCATGTATGACAAGATCCCAGACTACAAGCTCAAGACCAATCTGATTATTATGGACCCAACAGGAGCAACGAAGAACGGCTACTTCGCCATTCCTCTTCCGTATGGATTCAACGCATTCTTCAACATGGGCCGCACACTCGGACGCGCATCCCGTGGCAAGTACGATGCGGGTGAGGCCACCGGCAGCATCATGGGTACATTCGTGGATGCCTTCAACCCGGTTGGCGGCACGGAAACATTCCTGAACTTCCTTGCGCCGACAACACTTGATCCTGTTGTATCCTTGGCCACCAACACAGACTTCTCTGGCAAGAAGATTTTCCCGACCGCGTTTGGTGGGGTGGCTCCGAAGGCAGATAGTCAGGTGTACTGGTCAAGCACCAGCCCAGCGTTTGTCAATGTCGCTGACTTCCTGAGCAAGGCCACAGGCGGCGGCGAGTATGTTCCGGGCGTCTTGGAAGTAAAGCCGGACGTTCTCGAGTATGTGTTTGACTACGCCCTTGGCGGTGTCGGCGCATTCGTCAAGCGGACATTCGACACGGCAACCAACACAATCCCGGCGGCTCTCACCGGCGATCTTCAGAACCTTGAGGTGAATAACATCCCTGTGTTCAGACGGATTGCCGGCAACGTGTCTGATCGTGTCAGCACGGAAGAGTACATAGATCAGGTGAACCATGTTGTCTCTCGCGGCAGGGAACTTGAAGAGGCAATCAAGAATGGCGATCCCGATAGCATCAAGAGCATCAGGTCCAGCTATAAGGATGAGCTTCGTATATATGGTCAGGTCAAGCAGATAGCCAACCAGAGAAACCGATTGGCTACAGACCTGAAGAGAATCCGCGAGAATGAAAAGATGCCAACGGCACAGAAGATTGTTCGGTCAGAGCAAATCCAAAAACAAATGGAACGCCTGACCAAACAAGTTAATGTGCTCTACGCCGACAATGTCGGCAACAGGTGGAGCCTCTTCTAGGACAGAAGATCAATTGCAGAGGAGGTCATCTTTTCGGAGTTGGCCTCCTTTGTGTAGAGCTCTGCCATCGCCAGCGTCTTGTGCCCAAGCAAGGATGCAATCTCATTTGTTGAGCCACCCTTCTCTGCAAGTGTACAGGCCACGGTCTTCCTGATGCCATGGAAGCTTCCAGTGATGCCCAGCGGATTAAGCTGCCGCCTAAACATACCGTTGAACGCCTCAGTTGACATGCGCCCGTGTCCAGAGACGATATAAGTGCCCTTCTTATTCAACCCGTTAAGATATTTACTGAGGGCCGGGTTCATCTTGATCCGCATCTTGGTGCCAGTCTTCTCTTGTGTCAGGCACAGGAAGTTCCCGTCGATGTCCGACCATTTCATATTCAGAACGTCACCGCCACGTTGGCCTGTGTGCCAAGCGAGGCACACGGCAGTGCTGACAATGCGGTGATTGAGGCCTATCACCCGTTGGATATCGCTCACCTTCCACCGGGGGATGGTGTTTAATTTTACCTTCTTGATCCGCACTGCGGGGTTCTCTGTTGTGTACCCCATGTCCAAAGCGTAGTTAAAGAAAGAGCTGGCAACACAGGCGAAGAAGTTCGCCTTACCCGGTGTGCTGCCCATGGCATCATGAGCTCTGACAATGTTTGGGCGTTTGATGTCGGTGATCTCAACCCCACCAAAATCAACCTCAAGCATCTCAAGAGCCCAGATATATTTCCGCTTTGTCGTGTATGCCAAGTTCTTGAAGCGAGTGGATTTGGTATATAAATCAATAACTTGCCTGAGCTTCACTTGACTTTCCCCTTCTTGTAATCTTGATCAAACTTCTGACGAAGTTCCAGAAATTTCTTTCGGGCATTTTCGTTGGTGCTAAATTCAGACCGAGAAAGAATCCCACAGAAATCCCGAATGCCAGCAACTGCCGCATCCTCACTTACATCGGGCGCCATCTCACTGTCAAACATCCATTGCTGAAATCTTGGATTGCGAGACAGGGCACCGGCAGATGCAATGGCATTGTCAGCCTGCCTCTGGTTGGGGCCACGGACGGGCTCGTCCTGATCGTTGAGCATTACAGCAGCCACCATGTAGCGAGAGCCTACAGGTGCCACAATAAGATCCTGTGGCGCGTCTGACGGGTGGATAGATAGCTTGAGGACCAAGCCATTCTTGTCTTGGTTGAGGGCAATCTTGACTGCCTCAAAGTGTATGGCGGCGTCTCTTGCTTCTGTCATTTGTCATTCTTTGATGCTTGAGTTTGCCAAAACACAGCCGACTCCCAATGACCCCGCATCTCAGCACCTAGCCTGCCCATCTCCTTGATGAACAGCTCCTCGGAGTGAATGCGATGGTCGTCTATTTTCTTGCACTCTGCCCGAAGCTTTACGATGTGTTCAGCCGCTTCGTAGAGCTTGTCCGCATCATCCAGCGAGCCATCGGCAGCTGTGGCCAGCGCATAAGATATCAGCCAATCAACGATGTCTTCACTCATGCCCAGCCCTCCGGTATATCGATTACATCCCTGCATGTGGCCTCAGCAAAAGCCTGCTTTAGTATGGCAATATCTTTGATGTGCCTCTGCCGCTCGGCGGTAAGCTCTGCAATATGGGACTTGAGGTGATCGATTGTTTGCAGGTGCTTCTCACGTTCGCGGTTCCAAGCAATAAAATCGCCCTGACTGTAGTCTATGAATTGATATTCTTCAGGCTTTCTCATCTTCTGCTCCATTCCAATAGCGGCAAATGAAATAGTCACCCAACGCCTTGAGCTGCGTTTCCGGGTATCCCTCTTCAACCAGCCACTCCAGCGTCCGGTGTTGGTGTTCTTTCGGGATGATCTTCGGGAACCCATAGCGCCAGCCCTCTGGTGGGTCGATATACAAGTTCTCAGGCCTCATCATACAATCCCTTCAGATCATCTATAGCCTCTTCCTCGGTGCCCCCCCAGCCCCGTGGCCCGTCCTCCTCGTTGCCCTCATAGAAGGCACACCAGTCAAAAGAGCGCTCAGGTATGGGTGGGTAGACATGGATAGTCACGATCTTCATTCTTTCACACCTTTCATAACAACGTCAGCTTCTGTCTCAATCCACAACTTTGCACCACAGGGGCGGGGTTTATCAGGGCGATACACCATGCGTGATGGCCCATTTATCTCCACCTCCATACAGTACTGCACCACACCCTTCTCCTCAACGCGGACAACAGGTTCATCCTTGCCATGCTTGGCGTTCTGCTGGATGATGTTGCGGTTGATGTGGATAATCTTCATTTCCCCTCCAGCAGCTCGTTGATCATCTTGATGCGCCGGTCACGGCTCTCCGCATCTGGCGGGTGCATCAGGTCATCTCGGTATTGCAGCAATGCCAGCACCATCCTGTCGTGGTCATGTAGGATGGCCCTGTTAAATGAGCGCAGGAACCTGATCTCGTCATCCATGTCACCACAGTCATCCATCTCAGTCATCCCAGCATCTCCTGCATTTTGTTGTTCTGCCCATCAAGCTCTGCCCAAAGATCTTTGTATTGGTTGGGACGCCACAGGGAGAACTTAAAATAATCAAACTCCTTGGCATACATAGCAGCGTAGATTTCCCCATGCTTAATAGACCGTTCATGGTTATGGCGGCGGTCGCAAAGCTTTATGAGAAGAGCCCGTGGGTTGTCGCGGATTTTCCAATATGTCCTTAAGTGCCTCTCTTTGCGGCTTCGCCCCGGTTTGTCTGTGACTGCACTCACGGCCTGCGTGGTATAGAAGACATCGTCGAAGTTAAACTGTGCATCGTGAAGCACATCCCCCAGAAGCTCAAGCGTTATGGAGGTGTCTTCGACAATGTCGTGAAGCCAAGCAGCGGCAACGGTGGTGTCATGGAACACCTCCTCAATGCTATTTTTCTTGGCGTGGTATGACACATGGCTGGCAACGTCTTCCAGATGCTCGCCAATCTTCAGGCACCCATGCGCCTGCTCTCCGTGGTTCAGCAGGGCAAATTCTTTCGCGAACTTAATAAGCTTGCTCATTTGGCCACCCATATCATAGCAATGCTCGACACAGCATATGTTGCAAAACAAATTGCCAATGCCGTTTTGCCCTCGGCAAGAAGGGCAACGGATGCCATTGCATTTAGGGTGCCCATGATAATCATGAAGGCTGGACTCATGTTAATCTCCTTTCCAAAGACTAGATGCCAAGGCTACTCCATCAATCCCATGCATGTCAAGAAAAAGTTTCTCGTCGCCATACATGTGCAGCTCGTCGTGGTGCAGGCGGCACAAAGGGATTGTCTTGTCATCCCCCGGCTTGATACCTAGACCCCGAGCATCGCCCACTGTGCGTAGGTGGTGGGCATCAGCAACGGGGTTCCCACAAATGGAACAACCGCCCTCTCGGACGGTTGCCATGTGCTTCTTGCTGCGGACCCGCTTGGTGGGCTTAGGATGTGGTCTTAGTGACATTGTTGGCTTCCCTCTCAAGGATGCTCATGATTGTGTCATCAAGCTCCTCGACAGTATCCTCAACGCTGCAAATCTTCTTGTACAGACCCGCGTCGGTGTCGGTGATGCGACGGTGGAGAAGGTTAATGTCTTCATCAAGAGCCTTGATCTTACGCCCATGTGTCGCTGTTGTTTTGGAAATCTGATAGACCCAGTAGACCAGCAGACCAAGGAGGATGAACGGGCTAGAGAGTTGTAGAACGGCAATTGCAAATTCGATCATGGTTTTCTCCTATCTAAGTTCATTCATGCTCTCAAGACGATCTTGAGGCACCTTCCAATGGTCGAGAGCCTTGCCCTCGCCCTTCTCAAAGAACTCTGAAAGCATGGCATCGTATCCATAGCTCCAGCCTTTTATGTCAAATTCAAACCCATTGCAAATGACAAGGATGTATTTGTGCTCGGGGTCGTCATGCGGCCTGACTATGAGCTTCCCTGTCTTGTAGTGGGTGGATCGGACCTGATACTCAAGAACGTCTGCCGCCTTGAACGTATTCAGGTGGCACGACCAGTATGTCTCAAGATGTTTGGCCACCGCCATCTCAGCAGCGGCCCCATCGATGTCTGTGCTCCACTCATTACCAACAGCATGGTAGATGCCATCGTTGTACTTCTTGCTCAAGGCACTGACCCGGCGCATGGCACCCGTCAATGCGGCCACCATAAGCTCCGAGGATGTAAGTTTGATGATGGGCATTGTGCCTCCATAAAAGTGTCCGGTCGCGGGTGAAAGGAGAAAGTCCCCACCGGAACTATCGCTACTCGCGACAGCCTACTGGTGCCCCTTAGAAGGGAACTTCGTCGTCAAGGTCCATGTGGGCAGGAGCAGCCTGACGGGTGGGTGCCGGAGCTGGTGACCGGCGCGGTGGCGGAGCAGCCTCCTCCTTGCGGCGATAGCTCATTGAGAAGAACTTGGCACCGTCCTTCTTGCTCTCCTTCACCCAAGCATTGGTCCAATACTCAACGCCCTCAATGTTGGCGCTGCCGTTCCAATCGGGCTGGGTCGGTGTGGTGCGGCGGTTATTCTTGAACAGAGCGCCCGTGTTCGTGTTGTCATACTCGGCCATATCAATCTCCTACTAATGCCGATTTACGTTTGGCAAACGCATCACGCATGCGCTGCCAGTGGTTAGGTTTCTTCTTCTTTGCCCAGTCAAGCATGTTCAGATTGCTCTTCCACATGTCAACCAAGCCATCAACTGAGCTGTGAACTGCAAGGCAGGAAACCATAATCTGCTCGTATAAGTCCCAGTTGAAGTCCTTATCAGGCTCGTTAGAGGACGATGCCACCGCCTGCGTCAAAGGTTGCGGCGCGACCACCGGCTCCACCCGTGGACTGTCGCCCACCATTGGCATTCTGTGCCGCTTCGCCATCATCATCCTCCTCGGCTGCAATACCACACATGGCCGACAAGGCATAACGGCGGGCATATGTCACAGCACTGCCCATTGCCTGCGGCTTCTCAAGAAGTTCCGGCAGCGGATAGCGACCCTGAATGTGCTCACCACTCTCATGTAGCAACATGGTAACAAGGCAGAACCCGTCAGCACCAATGTCTGTGTATTGGATAATGGAGAAGCCGTGCTTAGCCAGCACTGGCATAACCGTCTCGCGAATACCCGCAAGGTCTGCATACCGTGACTTGAAGTGCGGATTGGTCTTGTTGAGGGTGGCGTTCTTCAGCTCACCCTGCACTTTGGCCAGTGCCGGAGCCAGCTTGGACAGCGATCCACTGTTTGCACCACTTTGATACGCCGCAGTAGTCTCCTGAGCACCTGATGGGGTCGCCCGGTCTGTGCTCGACAGAGAGGGCTTCGTCATCTTGTTGGCCGATCCAGTCATCTGCGTCTTCCTTTTTGTCAAACAGTTTGACCGCAGACTTGCGGCCCTTCTTCATCACGGCATGCTTCTCACCCCGAAGCCACCGCTCATCATCAGTACAATCATCTATTGGCCCGCCAATGTCAAGAGATTCCTCATTCTTTTTATGGAGAAGAACACGCTCCTGAATGTAGGCCTCTTGCTTCTCATCACTCCAGAGCTCCACATCAACCATGACAAGGGGTGCCGGTGGATAGTCGGGCTTAAACTCGCCCTGCTTCCGGCTCCAGTCCTTCAGGATGGCTACGATCTTTAAGGTGGTGGCACGACGGCCTGTGGCCATCCGCATGAGGTAGGCATACATGTTCAGCTGCGCCGCCCACTCCCACTTGTCGGCCATCACCGAGTACACGGATGTGATCTTGTAGTCGTTGATCTCCCATGTCCCATCAGCTTTCGGGATTTGAAGGTCGACGGCACCGCTAACTTTTACACCCAGAATGGTGTAGAAGAACCGCTCTTCAACGATTTCCCCCGGATTAGCACCCTTTTCCAACACCTTGTGCATTGCGGTACCGAGCATTGAGGGGATGCGGTCGACCACATCCGTCTCCATATTGTGTTCGTTCACACGTTGTAGTAATACTATGCGTGGCGAGGACAACAATTGAGTGACTGAGATGTCGGCATCGCCCCGACTGTACTCATCATTCATCACGTTGTTTACAATTGCGGAGGGGGCGTTGTGGCGATTTGTGATTTTCATAAACTGGAAAATGGATGACTAAACCTAAGAAGTCAAGATTTATTTCGTTAACAATCTTCGGTGAGCCAGCCTCAAAAGCTAACAGCCGCCGATGGACGGGCAAGTTCTTTATCAAAAGCCAGAAGGCTCTAAACTATGGCAAGGAGTTCAAGCGCCAGTGCCCCGTCATAGACCCCTTGCTTGAGGGCGATCTGCGAATCACCATGACGATCTACTATGCGTCTCGCCGCCCCGACTTGGACGAGAGCCTCATCCTAGACCTGATGCAGGACTGCATCTATGCCAACGACCGGCAGGTGAAAGAACGCCATGTTTACTGGGGCTTAGACAAAGAGAACCCCCGCTCAGAGATTCTGGTGGAGCAAATCGATGTCTAATGAAAGCCTCTACGCCCCGCTGTTTGAAGACCCCGATCCGATTCTCCAGCCCGAACAGCGGCTCTGGATATCGGTGGTCATGCAGGCTGCAATTGACGCAGCGTCAACCAATGGTAGGGTCAAGCGCGGGGTCATCAAATGGCTGGCACATGACGACTTCGAATTGGTCTGCGACATGGCAGGTATGTCCCCACGGTATGTCAGCCATGCAATAAACGAGGTGCTCGCAGCCGAGAACCAGCAGGCTGCGTTCAGAAAGGCCATGTCATTCAGGTTTCTGATTCGGTCCTACATCGATGACAACTTAGGCGATGTGGACAAGGAGAAGAACACGCAGGCTGACACATTGACCAATCCCGGCACAGCATGATAGTCTTGCTTCATGTTGTGGGCTCCCCGAACGATTGGGTCGAGATCAGTTAAAACCCTCAAGCCTACCTCTGCGGTGGACGGTCACAAACGGTGGCGCCGCAGGGTTCTGTTTCTACCACGGGAACTGGCCAGAGAAACAACCGCAGCCTAATGACAGAAGCGGGGCCAGAACAGGACATCACCTGTTACTGTAGCTGTCACGTTATCGGAGATGTTCGTCCGGTAATCCCGTAATCCGCGACTCGACTCAGGGGTAAGATGGATTTGGTGCAGGACAACTCAGCCCTAACCGGCTGGGTTGTTCAACCATGTCCTCTCCCATAAAACCACAACTGATCTAGGGGTAATAAAACAAATAGATTGACCATAGTCTGTTTGTATTGTAGTGCTGCTCCTGAAGGGAGCGATATGAATGGTCAGCAGTAGACTATCTAATGATGAAGAGGCTATTCTTCGAATAGCAAATAAGCTCGGACAATACAGAACGGCCTGTCCAGTCTGTGTGCATACCAGAAGCCGACACAATCAGCATATCCCCTGTCTCGCCATCAATCGTGATGACGCCCGTGTTGTCTACAAGTGCCACCACTGTGACGCCGATGGAATTATTTTGACAGGTGAAAAGATGAACATGAATGTGGTACCCCTTGAGAAACCCATTGTCCGCAAGGATGCCAGCGAAGCTCCTCCTCTTGGCCTTGCCCAGTACGAATGGCTGAACGGACGTGGCATCTCTAACGAGACAGCCGATTTGTATCGGCTATTCTCCAAGCGCCATTTCTTCCCGGCCACAGGCAAGGAAGAAGACGCTGTCGCTTTCCCTTATTTCGATGGCGATGGAAAGATTGTCTCGGCCAAGATCCGATCCCTTGGCAGCAAGGCCTTCAGCTGCTGGCAGGCACCGCCGTCTTTCTTCGGCATCGAACAGGTGCCGATTGGCGAAGACCTGATCATTGTCGAGGGCGAGATGGATGTCTTGGCCTTCAGAGAAGCGGGCATCGGTGCTGTCTCGGTCCCCAATGGGGCACCCATGAAGGTGTCGGATGGCCGCATCAGCCCCGAAGAAGATAAGAAGTTCCGCTTCCTCTGGGCTGCAAAGGATCACCTTGAGAAAGCAAAGCGCGTCATCATCGCCGTTGACGCTGACGGCCCCGGCGAAGCTCTGGCCGAGGAGATTGCTCGGCGCGTGGGTAAGGACAAGTGCTGGCGCATTGCTTGGCCCACAGACAGCAAGGACTCCAACGATGTCCTGTTGAAGCATGGCAAGCAGGCACTCATTGGGTGCCTCGACACCGCCACCGCTTGGCCTGTCGCTGGTCTTTACGATGTGGCACACTTCGAGAAGTCGGTGACTGAGCTGTTCGACAAGGGCGTTGGTCGCGGCGCAAGCACGGGCTATGACAATGTGGACGAGTTGTACACCATCGTGACAGGGCAGATGACGGTCGTGACGGGGGTGCCATCGTCTGGCAAGTCAGAGTTCGTCGATCAGATCATGGTCAATCTGGCAGAGAGCTTGGATTGGAAGTTTGGCGTTTGCTCATTCGAGAATGAACCCCGACTCCACATCTCGAAGCTAATGGCCAAGAGAGCACGGGCGCCCTTCTTCAAGGGATACAATCGCCGGATGTCCGGCGAGGAGTTCAAGGCTGCACTGGACTGGACCAACGACCACTTTGTCTTTCTGCACAAGGAGGACGGCGGTCTCTCGGACTTGGAGGGCATCCTTGATCGCCTTCGGATCGCGGTCCTGCGCTTCGGCATCCGAGGTGCCATCATCGATCCATACAACTTTATTGAGCGGCCCCGCAATCACTCCGAGACGGAATGGATTTCGGACATGCTCACGAAGATCAAGGCGTTCGTGATGGCTCACGACATCCACATCTGGTTCGTGGCACATCCCACCAAGCTTCAGCGTGGCGAGAACGGGAAGCTCCCGGTGCCCAAAGGTTATGACATTTCGGGGTCGGCTGCTTGGTTCGCCAAGGCTGACTGTGGGCTGACGGTTCATCGCCAGCCAGATGAGAACCCCCTTGAGGCACAAATCCATATCTGGAAGGTGCGGTTCTCGTGGGTTGGGAAACAAGGGGAGACCAAGCTTTACTATGACACAGGAACCACCCGCTATAACGACTACACCGACAGCCCGCCCCAAGAAGCAACGGGCGGCGACACGAAAGACATCTTCCACTAAGCCTTGGGTGGCTGTGCTTTGGTTCGATATCTTGGATGACACAAATGATTGGAAGCACGGCGACCCCACCATTGAACCAATGCTCATCACCACGGTGGGCATTCTCTACCATACGAAGAAAGACCACATCGTTGTTGTTCGCGATCTATACAGTGACGATGGCGGGTTTGTTACGGGCGGAAGATTGGCCATCCCGAAAGGGGTGATCAAAGAGATCATTGAATTGGAGGCGAAGAAGAAATGAAGAGAGACGAAATTCTGGACCGGGCCTGTGGCCTGATTAACGGTGATCGTGCAGCCGACTATGGTGACGCGAGGGATAACTTCGAGAACATCGGTGCCGGATGGAAGGTGATC